CTGTGCTAACCATTACACCATAGGGCAATATTAAGCGGGAGAGGAGAGATTCGAACTCTCAAACCCAAGAGCTTTGTTAACGACGACTTTAGGGCGCTTCCGTCAATCTACTGCCGTATACCATTCCGCCACTCTCCCGTGCCGGGGAATATTTGTTGTCCGTCCCCGTCGGACCTTTTGGTTTAGAACCAAGATTTAATTCTTTGCCACAATGAAGGCTTTTTCGCCTTCATTATAGCTTCGTGTGCTTCATTAATTTCTTCCCAAAATTTTTCTGCACCTTGTGTTGCATCAATCGAAATAATCATTCTTTTCATATTTAGTCTAAATTTATAACACTTATAACGTGTTGTTTATTTTATGTTGTTCTTTACTGTATTATCCTGCCAACTCATAAGGATTAACCTTGGCATCTCCTTTTACTTTACCCATAGTTAATTCCTCAGCTTGAACCATAGATTTTAATGCTTCTATACTTTTAATAGTATTAGCTGTAGAACCCATTCCAGCTAGTAGATCCTTGATCTTCTTCTCATCCAAACAATCATCTAATGACTCTTCATACCACTTAGTAACTGAGTCTAATTTGTTCATTTGAGCGTCTAGCATCTTTAGTATTCTAGTATTTTGCCAATCTATGTACTCTTGTTCAGCTACCTTTTCTTCCTCAGTAAGTTCATAGCTTGGATCTTCAAATACTTGTTCTTTGAGCCTTATTTCTCTAGTATGAGCATCCATACTCTTCTTATATGGGCTACTCCAATTATGCATAAGTACTATATAAGTAATAACAAGCTCTTGATGAACTTTGTCTTCCGAAGTATCATGTTCGTATAGTCTTTTGAATGCTGGTATGAAATACAGATCTGGGTGTATTACAACCTTACCTCCTACTATATCAACGAGATTCATTTGACTTATACTTATTTAATTCAAATTCGTACCATTCTCCTAAGTCGTGTATGGCTGCCGGATCTGATATTACAATGGCTTTTACAACATTCTTACCATTATTCCAGCATACACAAACAAGAGCGAATTCTCCTTTTTTAATGTCTATTACTTCATCTGAAGTAATTACTTGCCCGTCTGTTTCAGCTTTGTATATATGGCAATCAATGTTGGCTAACATTGGAGTAATAGCATTTAGATCAGTGTTAAAACTAATAGCTTCTCCATATCTATTTACTAGTATCTTTTCCATTATGCTGCTTCTACAGGTTCACAATCGCAACAACATCTCTCCTCTGTTGTCACTTTTCTTGCTTTTCTATCAGCTTCCAGTCTCTCAATTCTTCTACGATAATAGTCCTTCAATTCTGGATTATCTATCACTATGAACTCTTTATCGTCATAGTCACCAGTAGTACTGTACATCTTAAGTAGCAGATCATACTGTTTTACTTCAATAGATTTCTTATTACCATTCTTATCAGTTATCTCTAAGATACCATCTTCTGGTATAATATAACGATAGTCAATATCACTGAAGTGACTAACAGACTCGAATTCTTCTTTCTCAAAATCTACTTTGTAGATATTAGCATTATTTATTTTTGCACAATATTTTACCATAATCAATCAATTCTATAACCTAAATACTTCTCCTTATTCAATCTCTGTACTATCTCCATTGCTCTCCTCATCGGTACATTCGGATTCGAGTAACTCTTCATTGTCTAATACTTCTGTATTATCTGCTGAAAGTTCTGTATCTCCTGCTCCAGACTTTCCTTCTTTATGTTTTGCTTCATACTTCTCAGTTAAACGTTTACATATGATATCAATCTCAGTAGCTCTATCTTTCTGTCCATTTCCTGATTTCCCTTCTTCTACCATTAGAGTAGTAAGTTCATCAATCATATCATTAGTAAAGTCTTCATAAGTAACAATACCTTCATTAATTACAGTATCAAGTATGCTGTACATCTTTTTCATATCCTTGGAAGCCAACCCAATATTCTTATTGAAGTTTTCCATTTCAAGCTTCCACATCATCAGACTCTCTTCGTGTGTCATATTCTCTTTTTATATTTACTAGTGTTTTACTTATGCATCCTGCTGCCCAACCTACCAAGTATGCGTATTGTTCATTATGATTTACAAATGACTGTGTATACATTCCTAATTCGTCAAATATATAATCAGCTACATGTACTGCTTCGTGGGCTTCTCCACCTGCTTCTATACTGCTATCCATTATTATTACTAAGGCTCCGTATTCACCAGTTGCTTTATGTGTTACAGGACAAGTAAGCCATCCATCTTTAGTAGTGTTATATTCTTCTACAAGTTCATCATAAGCTGATGCACATTCCTCTTTAGTATTATCTAACTTATTAAACTTAAAGATCTTGTTTAATCCAATTACATCTCCTGTTACCCATAATTTACGAGGGTATATTATTGGGTCGTATCTATCTACTCTTGGCGTCTTCTTCATGTCTTCTCTTTACTTTAAACTTACCTAAGTAAGCCATCATAACTGGTTTGGGATCAAGTTCTGTTATTGCTTTATTAGCAAACTTGAAAGGACTATTGCATATTACTTCTACTACTTGATATGGTATGTTATACTTATTACTGAGTTTAGTATATATACTCGTCTAGTTTCTCATTCCATTCTACTCTCTTATAGTACTTACACTTATCAATACTATTAGTAGCAAGTAGTGTATTAGGTCGTACTATATTAATTATAGTAACTACTTCATCCCATTCTTTTGAGGAACCTAATCCAAAAGTAATAGTCATAAGTTTGTTACTTTCTAATTTGTTATACTTTCTGATCGGTTCGTAAACTACTATATTCTCAAGTTTATCAGTAGTAAGTAATTCTGTCTTTTGTCCTACTATAGTAAAACGGTTAAATGGCAGCGTTTTTCTTCTTACTTTACTCCATAACTTACGAATAGGATTATATTCCTTCCATAGTATAATTGAACCTGCATCAAGCATCAACGATCTCATCTTCATCTTTCTTTACTTTTAGAATCACTGTGATTTGTACTCTATCACCTATTATTTCAGGAATTAGAGCCTTATTCACAAACACTTCATCCTCGGCCTTCCCTTTCATCAGTATCCCCTAAGATTTAAACTTAGATATGTATCTACTTAAGTTATCTGGAGTAATACCCAGAGTACGTTTAATATACTTTCTATTCTCAGTAGATATCACATTCTTGTGGATATTGGGGAGTTTTGGAGTGTTAACATCTAAGTCAATGAAAGTTGCTAACAACTCCAATTCTCTATCTGTTAGATCAAGTATGCCATTAAGGCTTTTTAAGAATTCCTTTAACAAATCGGTTTTAGATACACTCTTAACCAATTTATTCATTTGTCAATTCTTCTCTAACTTTATTTAATACTTTAGTAAGGTTGAAGTATACTGTTTCAGCTTCTACTTTAACACATGGTTGAATTTTACCTTCTTTATACTTCTGCATTACTTCTTCGTAATCATCTTCGTATTGTTTAAGTAAAGAGTCAATGAATTTAACTGTAGCACTGATCTTATCAATATTAGGTTTAACCTTTGTCAATAGACCTTCTTCATACAGATCTTCAGCAGTATTTGCATCAATCATAGCAGATCTGAAGCCGTTATCTTCTTTTACATCCATAGTAAAAGCATTAAGATCCTCATCCCAAGTAAGTACATCATTTGCTTTGAAAAAGCCGAAATCTTTCTTAAATGTATATTCCATATTATTTCTTATTTTTATCACTGAGTCCCCATACGGCAAGCCATATCATGGAAAAGCAGAGACCCACTACTATTAATTTTTCCATATGCCTATGGAACGTTAGTTGTTAACAATTGTTAATAGCTTTTAACATTTGTTAACAATTAATTAACATATAAAAAGAAAACCCGACCTAAGTCGAGCCTTCTCCATTATGAAAAATTTAATTAGATTGTTATATTACTTAACGGCAATAATGTCATAAGGTTTCACCAATTGCGTATCTTTTAGTAGATCAAAATACATTGCAAACTTCTTATTATAAGCAACTGTATCACCAACCTTAAATTTGACATCTGTTAAGTGTGAAGGAATCTGTAACACAATACCTGTAGCCCAATCAGATTCTACTTCCTTGGTTTCAGTCTTAGTATCATACTCATTGAAACCATCTTCATCTACTTTACCATTAGGTACTTGTTCTGTAAACTCCTTAGTAACCATAATTGCAGGCAGTGGTTTAACCAACACATCCTTCAATACTTCCCACTTAATGCCATTAACTACTGTTTCTAGTACTTTATCTTCCATATTCTTTTTTACTTAGTTTCTAACTATAACGTATTATTTCTTATTTAGTTCTATTTTTATCTGCTTTCCTCTAATTTTATGTAATCTTCGTAGGATACTGTATTCTTTAATCGTAATATACCAGCATAAATAGATCTACCTTCTACAAGGTATACTATATTATCCTTTAAATCAAATAAAACATGAACTATTCCTTTAATATTAGTTTTAGTAGATATGTATATATCATCTCTTAAATATAATTCAGCCAAATCATCAGTAGTAGACGATAAAGCCCAATTTATATGCTTTAGTTTTGAACTAATGTCAGACTGTTCTAGTCTAAGCCTGTTAAATTCTTTTTTAAGATTTTCTCTGTTTATCATTTGCTTCTACTATAATATTTCCACCATTTGAGGTGCAATAAGTTACAGCTCTCTGTGGGCATTGTTTACCCATAAAGCAACAACCATCACAAGTACCTAGAGGAGAACTCTCTATATGGTATCTTTTACCTTGAATTTCTACTACTTCTCTATTCTTGATTATCTCTGCTAATTCTGGATCGTATAGTGTCATACCTAATTGTGTATTAAT